ATTAACAAACAAAGGTGAAAGATTATACATGCCTGATTTTGGTGCTAACCTAAGACAATACATTTTTGATATGAATGACGGACCAACACATAGTTCTATTAAAAATGAAATAAATGAAGCAGTTAGAAAATTCATACCAAATTTAACAATAACAGAATTAACAGTAACACCTTCTGAAGAAAATGAAAGAGCGGTTATAGTAAGAATAGACTATAATGTAACCACAGGTGCTTTTCAATCAACAGATTTTGTTGCTTTAGAATTATAAAAAATTTTATGGCAGAGAAAAAAATAAATTATTTCGCAAGAAATTTCACCGATGTTAGAGGTGAGTTAATAAATTATGTAAAACATTTTTATCCAGAACTTTATCAAGATTTTAATGATGCGTCAATTGGTATGATGTTATTGGAACTTAATGCGGCTACAGCTGATATGTTATCATTCCATACCGATAGAATGTTTCAAGAAACACAAATAGATTACGCCCAAGAAAGAAGGTCAGTAATGAATATTGCTAGAACTTTGGGGTTAAAAATACCTGGTAGAAGGTCATCTATAACCTTGGTTGATTTTTCTGTTGTAGTACCAGTTTATGGTGATACTTTTGATATTAGATATGCTCCAATCATAAGATTTGGTGCACAAGTAGCGGGTGGTGGACAAACTTTTGAAACTTTAGATGATATAGATTTTTCATCCCCTTATAGTAGTGGTGGTATACCTAACAGATTAATAATACCTAATATCGATGCCAATAACAATATTATTAGTTACACTTTAGTTAAAAGGGAGATTGTAAGTAATGGTGTTACAAAAATATTAAAAAGAGTGTTAGGTGAGTCTGATGCAGTACCTTTTTTAGAAGTAATTTTACCAGACCCTAACATAGTCTCAATAGAACAAGTAATTACTAAAGAAGGCACAACGTTTACAACAAACCCAACAACCACCGAATTTATTAATAATAATTTAAGATGGTGGGAGGTTGATTCACTTGCTGAAGATAAAATTTTTGTTGACGACCCAACTAGGAGTTCAGATAATAGTGGTATAATGCCAGGTAAATGGATTTCTATCACAAGAAAATTTGTTAAAGAATATACTGATACAGGTTTTTGTAAAATGACTTTTGGGTCTGGGTTTTCTGATGAACAGTATTTACAACAATATAGTACAAATCCATACATCTTACAGATAGCTAATTTCTTTAATAGTACCGCTTTAGGTGAAATACCTAGACCTAACACAACATTGTACGTTAGATACAGAGTTGGGGGTGGTTCATCCGCTAATATAGGTGCTAACGTTATTAATAGTGTGGGTAATTTAGAAATGATTATTAATGGACCTAATGCAGCAAATAACCAATTTGTTAGGACATCAATTAGGGTAAACAATCCTGTACCTGCTTTTGGTGGTGGTAATGAACCTACAATAGATGAGATTAGATGGATGACAAAATATAATTTTGCTTCACAAAATAGAGCTGTGACTATTAAAGATTATATCGCAACTATTTTTAAAATGCCAGGAAAATTTGGTGTTCCTTTTAGGATGCAAGTTTCTGAAAAACAAAATAAAATTGAATTTGCGATATTAGGTTTAGACGCTTCGGGTAAATTAAACAATACGTCAACAAACACCCTAAAAGAAAATATGGCCACCTGGTTGGCTGATTATAGAATGATTAATGATTACGTTTTAATAAGAGACGGTAAAATTATAAATGTTTCTTTTGATATTGATTTATATACAGACAAATCTTTTAACCAAGGTGAAATTGTTAATAACACAATTAATACGGTTAAAAATTATTTTGATATTAATAAATGGCAAATGGGCCAAAATATTTATTTAGCTCAATTGGTTGAGGCAATTAATAATGTAGCTGGAGTTTTAAACGTAGTCGACATTAAAGTTTACAACAACGTTAACGGTAATTACTCTTTAAATAGTACCTCACAACCTTACTTAGATAATATAACAGGACAGATAAACTTAACGGATGATTTTGCATTGTTTGGTGAATACGACACAATGTTTGAAATAAAGTTTCCTAATACAGATATAAGAGTAAGAACTAAATCTTAATGAGTACAGGCTATTACAGTAACATAATTGGTAGTAAAAGGTATAAGTTAGCGAAAGACCAAAATACCAATATTCAGTTAGATTTGGAACAAAAAAACAAACCACTAACTGAATATGATATTATTGATATCGTAAATCAATACCAAGTTTTTTTAGACGAAAGAGAAAAATCTAAAAAATATAGATTTAATGGTAAATTTATGCTTTACACATCAAACGTGTTATCAAGTGGTTCTACAGCATATGTAAATGGTAAATATAACGACGCGGCTTGGAGTCCAATGTTTTATGGTAATCCTTCTTTAGCACCAAGCAATTGGGTTATGCAAATAACATACCCATCAAATCAAATTTTTAATTACGTAGTAAACGCTAGAACTTCTTCAGGCACTATATCAACTGAAGCTTATCGTGGGTTACAATATCAATCTTTAGGCACAACATTTATAAATACCGATAGTTATTTAACAGTTTCAGGTATTCAAAATCATAATTTAATTGTAGGTGAATATGTTTACCTATATAGTAATATTAATTTTAACTCACTACAAGGTTTATATAAAGTTAAAAACTTAGGTATAAATGGTAATAATTTACAAAAAGATTTAACATTAGATGTTATTGTAGACCCATCTTTACTACCTGGAGGTTTTGGTAATTTTGTTAGGGTGTACCAACCCTCAGAAAACGATGAAAATTTTTCAAACCCAAGCAACATTGTTTTTGCAACAACAACAGATATTTCTGGCAATACTTTTGGGACATACGGGGTAAACGAACCTAGATATGCTAAAATCAAAACAGTACAACCACATAATTTATTAAAAGATAATTTTGTTGAAATAAAAGTAGGTTCGGCAAATAGTTTAAATGGTCTTTGGCGAGTTTACGGTATTGTTGGGGGTTCTGGTTCAACTGAATTTATTATAAGAGCTAATTTAAATATACCTAATAAAGGTGTTAATATTACACCATCCCCTAGTCCACAATATAGATTTTTTAATGGAACACCTTCTGAATACTATGTTAGACAGTACGAGGTGTTAACAACTAATGATTATAGTGTATATCCATGTTCTTTTAGCAGTAATGTTTATCCAGACGTATCTGATATTACAATAGGTACCGTAAACGATACATGGTTGTTTCAATTTAATGAAGACGTTAATGTTGAAAGAATTGTTAGTGACAGAAATGGACCTATATCTGAAGTATATTATACTGTTATTAAAAGGTCAGGTATTAACCCATACTCTTGGTCAAATGTTACTGCAGATTGGGATTTTAATTATGAAACAGCGAATACCGCAAATGGTTTAGAATTTATTTCGTTATTTAACCCAACAGGTATAGGTAGTGTTGAAAAGTTATCTGGTAGAACAGAATATATTGATTCTAATGGTGATATTGTTGCCATACCAGGTAGTAAATATATAGGTGATTTTTATGAATTTAATTCAAAAGAACTTTTAGAAAGAAAGGCATCTGAAGTAATCCATCGATTTGGGGTTTCAGCCAATCCAAACGGTGAGGGATATTATTATAAACCCTTTAAAAAATTAGACATTAGAAAATATTCTAATACAATAGAAACGGCTGAACCAAATGAAATTATGGTGGATATACCTAATAATTATATCACATATGCAGATGGGTCAATAGCTTGGAGGGACTTATTATCAATAGGTTATTTTGAGGACGGGTTCAATGGGGTTGAGTACCCTTTTTTAAACAACGCACATTATTTTTATTTTAACCATAATGTATACATAAGAAGACAAAAACCTGTCCCTACAATATTAGGAAATAAATCAATAAACCCAAGTACTATCCCAGACGAATGTTAATCAAATATAAAATATCTAATAATTTTTCAACTAGTACTGCTCAAACTGTTATACAAAGTGGTACTACTGTACTATCCAAGGCTATAGTTTTACCTATATCTACAGATTTTTACCCTGTAGACTACGGTGAAGACGTACAAGATATTGTTGTGGCTGAAAGACAGAAAGCGATAGGGGAACCATTTGACGCAGAAACAGTTAAATACCTTTACCCAAATACTACCGCTAATAACGGAAATGGTTTAGTAATACAATTCCAATTTTGGAACACAACTTCAAATACATATACAACTTCTTATACAGCCGCTGATTTTACAAATATAGATGTTAGTAGAAACCGTAATCCATTTAAAAGAAGTTTTTTTAGATTATATTTTTATGA